GGACATCACCCAGGTCGCCACGGATCTCCACGATCAGCCCACGCTTAATGGCGGCATGGCCTCAACAATTTACTAGGGTACAGAAGTAAACGCTTAATGGCCAGTTGCTAGTGCCTCAGTATAATAGAAATACACTGTAAAATCAAGTACTTAGGGATAGAGCATATTCAAGTAATCAATTACATAGTATAGTACTTATATGGAGCGGAGGGAATAGCTCCAAATCTTGCAGGAAAAAGGAATTTCAAATGAATGTAGAAATTAAAAAAGAATTAGAAAAAAAAGCAATCAAAAAAGCTGAATTATCACTCTCTGGAAATTTTGATAAAATTCTCATGAATGGGAAGAAATTCCCTTCAAGGGAAGATGTAAAAAAATTAGATCCCCAGCATGGAGTTGTATATTTGGGAAGGAATTCTAATAAGGAAAAATGTATTAGCTGTAGCAAAGATATTGCTGGAGTGCATTGGATGCATGTATCATTCAATGAATCCGATCTAATGCAAGATCTTTGGATCTGTGAAAGCTGTACGAGATCCTATCCATCGAAAAAAGGATCTGCTAATTTTAAGCTGATGAAAAATAAAAAGAAATAAATAAATAAAAATAAATCTGAAAATTTGGGGATTCTTCGGAATCCCCTTTTTCGTATTCTTATCATTAAAATATCATAATGAATGTATTATAATGATACAATTCTAATGAAAGAGGGGATCGCTCCATCTCATAATTCTAATGAATGAAGCTTAATGAATGGATTATAATAATAGAATCCTCATTAGGACTGTCCGCGACGTCAACGTCAACGTCGAGAGTGCATCCGCAACGTCGCTGTCAGCCAAATGCCTCTGACTAACCGTTGGTGGCCAACAATACCATAACAACCAAACAGACTCAACTGAAACTATACTGACTGAGTGGACTGCCGGCCTGTAGGCGACTGCCTCGGAGTTTCTGTTTTGCCGCTGACTAACCGTTGGCACCGCCCTGCCATGACTGATGGGTGCCTGAAAACGTCCTGACTAACCGTTGCGGCCAACATATATGTCATTGAAATCACTCAACTAAGAGTTTGATCTGCGTCATTATTAGTTTGATCTAAGTAAGCCCTTACTGTATAGTATTTATAGATGGATACGAGATGGAGCGCAAAGCGCGACCTGGAGAAAACTCATGAACCTCACGAACGCAAAAGAAATCAACGCAGCAATCGCAGCAGCCATCATCAACCCTCCTACCCTTCTTGCCGATCCTCCCGCAGAGATCGTCATCGACATGGATGCTCTGAACGCAGCAATGGCAGCAGCCATTGAGGAGATCAAGCCTCCTGCTCCTATCAAAGTCAAGAAGATCGTGGTCAGCACGAAGGGGAACCACGATGTATGTCACTTCGATGGAAAGCCTGCTCCCAGCAAAGACGCGATCAAGAAGCTGGACATAAACGCTGGGATTGTGTATCTCGGCAGGAACAGCAACAAAGAGAAGTGTGTGAGCTGCTCCCCCAATGCTGTCGCTGTCCACTGGATGCATGTCAGCTTCAGTCAGGACGATCTGATGCACAACATCTGGATCTGCGAGAGCTGCAAGCGAGCCTACCCTGCGAAAGCAGGGAGAGCGAACTTCGGGAAGCTGAAAGCCCTCAAGAAGTAGATAACGAAAGGAGGGAGGCGAAAGCCTCCTTTCTTTTTGTCTTTCGACTGCCGTTGAGTCTTCACTCTCAACACGTTGGCGGCTCGCAGCCTGGACGTCTATGTCACTCCCAGGACAGCAACACAGGGGCTCCGAATCCACCACGATGTCACTCCCAGGACACTAAGCCCGCTGTTTCTGTTTTGCTCCTGACTAACCGTTGGCGGCCATTATGGAGTAGACAAAGAAAAGCTGGGAATGACTGCTTCCCAGCTCCGCTTCCTGTCTTTAGCAGGTCTTCATGGCGCACCTCCGATCAACTGATTGATGAGTCTCTTATTCTTGACTTTAGCCAGACCTATCTTACAAGCCGCCTGATTGCCCTCCAGGAGTCCATCAGAATGTTCCTGACATATCCTCTTCACAACATCCATGAAGACTTCATAGAGAGTATCAACGCCCTCCTGGTGTACTTCCATCAACTTCCTGCGCTCTGCTTGCGCCGCCTTCATATCTTCTGCTGACATCCTCATGCTTGTCTCCATGATCTTGCGTAGTATTGTCTCGTTTCAATCTCACGTCTCTTCCTGTTCGCATCTCTGATGTCATATACCTCTATGACTTTGGACACTCCCCAGATTCCTCCAAACATCAGCAGCAGGCTCCAGATCTCTATTAATGCGTTCATGCCTTTATCTCCTTGAAGGAGGGAGGCTTTCGCCTCCCGCTCTGACTATTGTGCGTAAGTGAAGGTATCGACTATCTTCATCATCCCCAGGGAAGTTGCCGCCTCTACAGCTCCCAGTTTCAGATCCCGCTCTCCGATAGGAATCAGTCCCTCTTCGTATGCCCAGGTGACTCTTCCTGCTGCTACGACTTTCCTTCTTGCCAGCTTTTCGGATCTCTTCATGTTCAGCTCCTTTTCCTTCTGTTTGATCTCTCTTCCTATGAGTACTATACTAAATAGTTACTTATATGGCTAACTAAGAGTCGCCAAGATCAAACTCCCTGTTGGATGAAAGAATCAGGCCATGTCCTACTATTGATACAATCCCGGTCGGCGCTTACAGAGCCTCTCAGTGCGCCTCTGATATGCCTTTGACGCCATCGTTGGTTGGCTTGCCGCCCATGTGTCAGTCCTATAGTCTATCCGACAGGGAGTTGATGCTTCGTCATTATTGTCGTGTGTGTTAAGTAACTACATAGTATAGTATCTTATAGCAGGAAGAGAAAGACAAAAAGGAGATCGACATGAAATGTTCCGAATGCCGCAATTACTCAAAGTCACTTAGACGCTGCAATAGCGGGAAGTGCAATCCCAAGACAGCTCGTGCCACTCACGAGACAGCTTCTATGATGGGCTGGAGCTACATCTGTTCCTTTAATGCGACTAAGCAGAGCGTGATCGCACAGCTTGCAACTAAGGAGGCTTAACAATGAGCTACGAGCGATGCGAAGAATGCGGAGTTTCAGCCCCAGTAGGATTTCTCAACAAGTACGATGGTCAGCGCCTCTGTGAGGACTGCATCGAGGAGATGAAAGATGACGAAGAAGGCGATGAGGAATTCGCCAACGCATTCATCCTCGATCATCCTGAAGTCTTCGATAGCGGCAGATGTGGCTGCGAAGACTATCCCTGCTGTGGACACTGAAAGGAGATATCATGAACTACATCAAGTCTAAGATCTGTTTCGAATACGTCTTCTGCCTAGCCATCATCACCTTCCTAATCACATCACAGTTCTAATCCTGAAGTCATGCTGGGACAGATCATCGTCCCAGCTTTCTTTTACCCTCATGACACACACACTACATATAGTATCTGCCGACTTTGGCGTTCTAGGTCAAAAAGCTTCATTCAGCATGGGGTACAAACGCATGATTTCTGCCGTAAGTAGTTGATTCTACGTTAGCGCCTCAAAATCGCTTCAGGCTGCCTTCTTGATGATTTTAACGACCGACACCACTATATGTAGTGCCTGTCGGTGGATTCGCAGCCTAGACGTCGATGTTTAGTCTCAAACAGCCTGGGAATGACTCTGATTGACTCCAAACAGCCAGAGCATGACTTGACCCCATAGGAGAGTGTCCGCCTCTGCGTCATCACCACCGCTGACTAACCGTTGGCACCATATGACAGTAGACTAAGCGTTCCAGATCACCGCTGACTAACCGTCGCGGCCTCTTTTTAGAATCAGGTCAATAGTCATCTATCCTCCAACACCCGATAGACAATGGGTCACATAAAGTACAACAAGATCAGTGGTATAGACAGTATGGGAGCTACAACAGCCATCACCACCATACCGACAACCCATGCTCAAGGCAGTCACAGGTAATGGTAGGTAATGGTACGTTCCTTGCCATCCAAGGTGGTATAGTCAACCGTGGATGGTGGTTGTAGGTGATAGTCTTGATGGTAAATGATAGGCTTCTGATAGGTTGATGGTTATAGTCAGACTGATGACTATGTATAGGTATAATGACTATGACTCTTCTCTTTATCTCCCTAGTATCTATCTGACGTTTTATCTTCTTTGACTTCTTTATCTGGGATGAGGTCTTGTTGCCTCCAAACTCTCTTTCTTTTTCTTTGGTTTATTGTTTCTTTCTGTTCCACTTATTATCTTGTCATCTTTGTTATTATGATTGATGTTATATTATCGTTATATTCTATATAGTTACGTTGCTTGACAATCCCAGCTTGTTTTGCCCTTATTCATCGATCTGATTGTTTTAGATTATGACTCGTCAGTTGCTCATTTCAGAACGTGTCCGTTTGCTCATTATCAACGTGTTGGTTGCTTGTGATTACTGACGTTGGTGGGATTGTAGAGTGGTCTGGTAATAGTCAAATTGTAGATGAGGAGGGCGTAGGAGGGTAGTGGAAACGATAGTGTTTTATTCTGAGCATTATTGACGTTTAGCATAACGATATAAAACAGCAGGGAGTTGCTACGCTCCCTGCCTTTATTGACTTATGCTTCCTCCGCCATTATACATCCTGTTGTATTGAACTCATCGATCTTGCGCTCAAGACGCTCCCTGGTGAGGGCATGAATGCTGCGAAGGATGCCTGCCTTGCTTGCCTTCCACATTCCCAGTTCTCCGTG